TTCTTCCGCTTCATATACTCGATTGCGCCATCACCAAAGCCCATATCACTTCATCCTTTCCAGGTCAGCCTGATACCCGACGATCACACCATGCACCACCTGCGGTTGCACTGAGACAACCTCGAACTTCTCGCCCAACGCTATAAAATGATCCGTAACCTCCGGACTCGCTTTTATATCTGCCAATCCGTCTGCTAATAGGCTATAAATCTTATCCGTTTGCTTCGTACCAGCTAAGACAGATACAGTCTGAGGGATTTGGGATCGAGCAGTGAAGATACGAACAGTGACGGGTAGTAGATCACTTTCAACATCTGTATAACCTCCGCCTTTACGGACCTTTTCTTTTCGATGAATCGTGATTATGGTTGGATTCTGCGAAATATTCCAGGCAATATCTCGCCGCCGCTGCTCTGAGAAATTCATCACAACACATCCGGCGGCGTAATACCCAGCATATAGCTCCCTTGAAACGGACGTGCAGCCATGTCGTCGTACATCTTGACCATGTTCAGTGCGGCGCTCATCGCAGTTGTAAGGTTCACGTATTCGTATTTTTCAGTCCCTGATTGATAGGAAGAATACAGACCAAGCTTCTTCTGTATCTTGCCTGCTTTCCTTCGCCAACCTTCTGCTACCGCTGAATGAAAGCTCGAGGCGGATTCAAGCACTCGGTTGATTTGTGCATTGGTAAATTCAGTGTCCGATTCTGTGCCACCTGTAGGGATTTCTTCATCAAGCAGTTCTCGAAGTTCCTCGCGTAATTCTTGTGTTGAAATCATGGAACATCAACCTCCTTATTTACCTGGAAGCGTAATTTCCTGTACGTTCTCGTCCAACGCCGCAAATACACCACGCCAGAAGTCACCAACAACTTGAGCTTCAACCAATCGTGTTAAATCACCCATTGTTGCTTGAATCTGCATAGCTTGTTTAATGAGCTCTTTAAATCCACGTTTTGGGCGAATAAGGAACGCCTTACCCGCTGGAACACCAGGATAAGCATGTAACTTCTGTCCAATCTTCGTCTCCCAGCCATCATAGAAGACGATATCCGAAATACCATCTACAGGACCATAAGGAGTGGCTTGAATCGTGAAGCTACTCATGGCTGCCTTGATATCTTCTTGGTCAGCAGGATTCGCCAACAGGATCGTTCCTGGTCGCTTAGCTGTCCTAGTATTTGTTAGTGCCTGGCGCAATGTTTCGCGTAGGCTGAGCACATAGTGAGCACCAGTGGAATCAGCAAGTGTCTTACCTAGCTCATCCGTAAACACGGCAGCAGTCTTATTAGCTGGCTTATAGGTATGCTTAATGATCGGACCAAGATGCAGGTGATTAAGCAGAGCGTTATGAGCTTCACCAAATGCTTTATTTAGGATTTCAAAGTTAAAGGTCTGATTGAATATCTGCAATTCCTTCGTGTATTCGAATCCAGCAGCAAAACCTTTAATCTTAGCGATCGGGCCGCTTTCAGCCTGTAGGCTTCCGAATTTCACTTCTTCGCCTTCTAGATGCTCGAAAAATACGACAGTTCCGCTTTGAGCCCACTTCGCTTCGAACTCTTTCGGGAAATTCGGATCCGAGATCGTTTCATAGATCAGCTGATACAACAGGGGTACATCCTCACGCCCAAGCTCAACATCCAGGACAACCTTCTGAAGTAACTCTTTCCGACTGTTCTCGCTGGTCATCATTTCACCAATGGGCTGACCTAATTCAAATGTCTCCATCTCACCGTTAACGATTTTCTTAGCTACTTCTTCAACCTTACCGTTCAACAAAAAAGGAACCCTAGTTTCAACGGTTCCTTGACGACGTACCTCTTTAAGTGACTCTGCGCTATGAAATTTTGCCATGTGTATGTTGACCTCCCTTATTATACTTGTGGTCCAAGAATGAACCAGATTACGTTATTTGCGTCTTTAGCAGCAGTGACACGACCGACCAGGCGGTTGTCCGTATTTGTTTCAGTAAACTTACTTGTTGCCGCATTCCAATAGATCGATGTTCCGACAGCGAATGCTTGAGACGTGCTGATTTGATTTGTTTCAAATTCAGCCTGCTCTATATTCAAGATTGCTTCTGCAGTTTCACCAGCACCTGTAGTGACAGATTGCATGGCAGCACCAAAAAAACCACCAATCATAATAAACTGTTGTGCGACAACTTCGGTACTCGATGGCACAATGACACGGACAGACTTACCATCAGACACTTTAGCTCGATGCGATTGATATGTGGTGCTAGGCACCGGTTGACCTTTGTAAGACATGTATACCCCTCCTTATATAGTTGCTCTCTTCACTTTTAGATTTTGTGGCGGTGTTGTATTTCTACTGCCAGAACCGCCGCCGGATCCAGCAGGTTTATCCGTATGGATTGCATCAACCATGCCCTTAACGACCGGATCAGCAAGGAATAAATCCATTTCCCCACCGATCTGATCCTTCGTTGCGTCAGTGGCAATTGAACGGGAATGATAAGACCAAAGCTTACCAAGCATTGTCTCTGGATTCTTTAGTTCTGTTCGAACTACCTCAGATGTAACCTTCGCATCCATCATTTCGCCGACGATCTTATCACGACCAGCTCCGGCATCTTTATCAGCAGCAGCCTTCAGAGACTTAAACAGCGCATCTACATCCATCTCACCAGTTACACCAAGAATAGCTTGTGCCTTACTTCCAATTTCAAGCGACCGTTGAACTTCCTTGGCAAATTCCGGTGTTAATTCCGCGATCACCTGCTGATCTGTGATCCCCATTTCCCCTGCCAGTGTACCGATCGTAAAGCCTTTTGTACCATACTTCTTCTTCAACTCTTCCAATACTTTTGCCCATTCCACTTGCTCATCATCTCCCTTCATCTCTCCGGGCCCTGCCCCGTCTAAATCCCACATTTCTCCGCTTGCAGCTACAATTCGAGTCGGCATTCCCATTCGATCCAGCGGTGTCCAATCGATCGATAAGGCATCATAACCAACTACCTGAGTCTCCCCGGCTACATTTTTAAGTGTTGGTCTACCAAAGATGCTGACCTGTTTGATTCGTCCGGATCGAATGAATCGTTTTAAGTCGGCAGCACCCTGATCAATTACCCCTCTAAAATATGCAGCCTTGTCTGTCATCTTCGCCCCGATCCAATGTGTCGCTGGATCAATGAACTGGTTGGATACGTCCTCTGCCTTCTGGTGACCCTTGAATCCTGCAAGCGTCTTGGTGTTGACTGAGTTTACGATGTCTTGCAGTGATTTGTGAGTATAGTTCCATCCACGGGTTGACTTCCCGACCGGGACTTCAACAACTACCTCATACGGATCACTGTCTCCTTGCTTGATCAAATCGATATCAACCCCAGGAGCCGGTGGAATATCTGTAACAGTCATCTCACCAGCAACGCCCCCAAACAATCGAAAAAGGTTATCCTGTGGTTGCGACATTTCACCGCAAATTAGTGTTTTCATGTTCTTGTTCACCTCCTTTCATGACAAAATAAAAAGCGCCGAGTGGGCGCTTACTCTTCTTCGTTTTCTGTTTTATCCTTGCCGCCATGGAGCAGCTGAAGCTTTTCCCTGGTCTGTTCTTTCTGGAGCTGCCTCAGTTCTTCTTCAGTTGGAAATAACGGAAACTCAAACTCTATTCCAGACATGAACAATCCTCCTTAAATAATAATCTACGGATCTATCATACTGTTCCATATAGAAGGATGCTATGCCGTTTTGGAATATACATTCTCATACCAGTCTTCCAGATCAGGCTGTGTCTTAGGATCCTTAGTCCACGCATTAAGCCGCTTCATGAAATCGTCTGTGTCTTCGTGTACTGAAATCAACACACAAAGGCAATTGGGATGAGCTGGCATCGGTGGCTCTTGACCAGGTGGCCATACCCCTTTACCAAGTCCGTGATCAGCGTTTGCTAGATCGTCGCAAATATCAGGTACCGGGTGCGATCCAGAGATAACCCATTTCATACCAGTATACGAAGGCGATACGGAAGCCGCAGCGATGGTTCCTTCTCCATAGGCTGCAGCTGTCTCTGTCCGGACAAGCCGTAAAGCTTCATATGAGATGTCCTGCGGTATCCGATTACCCATTCGATCCATCATTTCCGGATAGTCAGCGGCGATCGTCTTTTTACCACGGCGTACATATTGCTCTAATGCCCTTGCCGTAGTGACTGGATCCTCACCAGTGGCAACACCATCCTGGATGATCTCCGTCATGGCCATGCGATACTTTTCGTCCTTCTGCCATATCCGATCTGATAGAAGTAGACCGTACTCAGTCCTCGCCCACATAGCTTCCACTGCTTGTGTATTTACACGCATGAATGCCTTCTGTAATGGTTGCTTAGCTAATTTGGTCTTACTGATCTGTGACAATGTGACTTCGTAACTGTACGTCGATCCGGCATCCACTGCCTTTGCAATCTGACCTGTCATAAGCTCGGTCAGCGACTTGCCGACTCCATGTTGTTGTAATGAGTCACGTAAAGCGACTAAATAGCGCTTATTCATTTCACTACCAGTTCCCAACCGCTTCAATCGCCGGATCTCTTTGGCAATCCTATCAGCCGATCGGATATATATACCACGAACTGCTTGGTCTTGGCTCAAACGTAGATCAACGTACTTCTTCCGACCAGCAAGGGCGAACTTGGCGTATGGACCAGCAATCAATTTCAATTGCTCCAATATCTG